GGTTGCTTGCCAGGTACGACCGACGTGAGCGGAATACCGGGCGCCAGACACCGTCGACGTCTTTAACCAGAATGTGATAGTCCGATGCCGTGCCGAGCGGAGTGACGACCTCGTCGATGGCCGGGGCGTTCTCGAAGACGAACGTACGTACTCCGGGGATCCCGTCGGCACCCACCTGACCGAAGCTACCCGTACCGATAGCGTTTACGGCCTCTACGATGTAGTCGAACTGGACGTATCCTCGGCCCAGGTCCGAGTCCTCGGCTGGCGTCAGGTTACCGCTGGCGAAGTCCTTAACGATCGAGAACGAGCCGTTATCAGCCGTAGTGCAGTAGAATGCGGGGCCGGGCTCAGATTGGGTGGTCACGAAGAAGGCCGTACCTACAGCCTCACTCTCGACCTTACCGTCCGGCTCGTATACGGCGGGGGTACCTGCGCCGTAGTTGTCTACCCAACGCTTGTCTGCGTCGATGGACGTGGACCCAGTGTCCTGACCCTCGTAGCCGAAGAAGATACCACCGCTGTCGACGACTCGACGGTGGTTGTCTACCGTGAGCATGTCGCCGCCCTTGACGCGGGTACCGTTGGGGCCGAAGCCGCCAGCGTCGATGAATGCCTGGCTGGTGGTGATTACCGAGCGAAGGTCCTCAGAGTTCTCCGGGCCCATGACCAGCTTAGCTGCCTCGGGGTCGCCCATGACCTCGGGGCCCTTGCCCTCGCGGCGAACGGTAAGCTCGGTGTCCTGTGTGACTCCGGTAACCTCGTACTCTTTGATACCGTTGACCAGCAGGGCGTCGCCTGCACGGACCTGGTCGAAGACGAAGTCAGCGGAGAGGTCGCGGAAGGTGTCGTCCTCGTCGGCGGCAGTCGGGTTAGGTGCTGTGTTGCGAACAAACGCGCCTGCAACGCCCGAGGCGATGGTGAACGTAGCGGACAGCCCGGAGGGGATGTCGAACGTGGGGGCGCCGAGCGAGCTGTCCAGGTTACCCAGGGTGACGTTGTCAGTGATCTCGGCGGTGCCGAGGGTGTTGCTGACGAAGAAGCGGGGCATGAGCGAGGGGTTGGCTGTGCCGTCCTCGACGATGCCTGAAACGAACCCGGGGAACTCTACGCCGGTAGCGGCCGTGCCTGCTGACCAGTCGAAGATGTCCGCTGTCGCCTGGTACTTCAGGGAGCGGTTAAGGCCGACGAGAACGACCGGGAGGGTCGTAGACTGTACGTTCGGCGAGACGGTTGTGCGCTCCTGGCGAACGGTGATTCCTGTGCGGAGGTTAGAAAGGGCCATATCTTGTTACCTTCAGTTGTTTTGAGAGTCTGTAGGGTCTGCGAAAATGCAGAGATCCCGGATGTTAACCGGGAAGGGGTCCCCGGAGATTTTACAGAAACCCTGGGTTATCTGCTCTGTAGTTAGTGTAGTGCTCTTCTGCCAGCGCAGGGCGATGGTCGCCCCCGTCTGCATTCCGATAACGAACTGCTCGACCGAGTCGCTTACCTTGTCAGCCTGGGCGGGGCCGATAGTAGAGCTTTGGATTTGATAGAGTAAGGATCCTAGCCGGATCTCACGCTCAAATGTCTTAATAGAGTAACCTACGGACCATGCGATATTCTCAGCCTCTACGTCGTTCTGGGCGTAGACGTTGATCTCGATAGGGACGGAGATAATATCGTTTTTAATTCGTTTATCTAGCCATCCGGAGCTGTTACCGATGCCCTGGCCAAAATCACCCTGGGCCATGTCCTGCCATACGGCAGCGCCTCGACCGACAACGATCTGAGGCCTACGTCCGGCTTCTTCTTGGGCGTAGCGATCTGAAATGAAAATCTTACTGGACGTGGAGATGCTCCCGTCCTCGTCACAGATGAGGCGGTACGGGTTCACGGGTGCTCCAGGGTAGCTGTTAAGGCAATCCTGGGCAAAGAACGAAGAGATGACGCCAAGGAAGATCCGCCGCGTATATAGCAGTGGGTTACCTACCCTGGCGTCACTCGCGCCGAAGTTAGTCTCACCGGCCATACGTTATCAGAAGAGCTCGGAGACGGCTTCTTCGATCTCGTTCATGCGGCCGTTGTAGACAGCCGCGAAACCGGCCTTGAACTCGTCAGAGGCAAGGACGTCGTTAAGGTTCAGGCTGGGGGAAGCGGTCTTCTCGGCGGCCTCCACAACGGGAGCCTCCTCGACTACGGCCTCGGGAGCCTTAGGGGCCTCCTCAGCTACTTCTTCGAAGAGCTCAGCGGTGGCCTCCTCAAGCTGGGGGTCAGCGGATGCTACCTTGGCGAAGGGGTTACCCGCGTCAAGAATGCCGGCAAGCCGGTCTTGGAGTGAAAGTTCTGCGTTAGACATATCTAATACCTTGTTTGATCAAAAGAGGAATAGTTAAAAGCCTCGCCGTCAGTGCTAGACACCAGACGTTGAGGTGAGTATTTGCGGATAAGCACGGGGTCCAGCTTATCAATCTCGGGGATGGGGATGTTGTGTTCAACGTCCGTGGACTGTAGGCCGTACCCTAGGGCGTCCTGTCCGATTAGCATACGGCTCTTCTCGGACGGCGTAACCGCCTGTACCTTGTAGCGGCGGCCCGCGTCGATCTCATATACCACATCCCCGGGGCGAAGTACCGGATAATTTGACATCATTAGCTCTACGATGGTCTCCTGCTCGATACGCTCCCCTACCTGGTTCTGCTTGGCCTCTACCCCAACCTGAGCCAGTGTGAGGATGGGTGAGTAATAACCAGACAGGAATCCCGTACCGTAGCATGTGCCGCAGTCCGACACGGTGCTCTTGCGGAGGACCGCGTCCCAGCAGGAGCATCGCTGCCCTGCCGCGAGGTAGGGATAGACGAGCACGGGAATACCGGCCAGGCGCAGGTACGTGTTCCGGTGCTTAACCAGCCCGGCTGCAATACTGTCGTTAACACCTTCGAGGCGTACGACTCCGTAGCCCTGGGTGATGCCGTCAGATACCAGATCGAGTTTGTAGTAGTAAACTGACCAGCGGTTCAGCAGGTCAACATCTTCATCAAAGAACCAGCCCTTGAGGGCCGGGACAGTGGCAATCTGCTCGAAGCCACTGTCCGGGGATGCCGACCGCCACACCTTAACCTTCGCGGCGGCCGGCTCTGCTACGCCAAACGGAATGAATCGCCAACCAACAATCTGAGCTTTGTTGGTTTGCTTAGCAACTACGATTCCATCTAGCTTTCCTGCCATCAGCGGTTACCCAACAGGCGGTCGATGCCCGCACCCATCTTGTCGGCGTTCTTCTTAGCCTTGGCCGACGCCTTGGCTCCCTCGGAGAGGGACTTACCGGCCAGCGAAACTGCGTTTCGGCGACCCTGGGTACCCGGCAGAAGCGCGTGAGCAACAGCGGACTCTGCGCCGCGGGCCGCACCGCGAACGACGCCCTTGGCCTTTGACTTGTGCATGTCTACGCGAGCGCCAAACGCCTTGTCGAGGGCCTTCGCCCTGACCTTACTTCCGGGCTTTCTCTTGGCGGCGTCCTCATGGGCGGCCATATGTCGCGCAGAGGCCCTACGCTCGTCCCTGAAATCGCTCCCGGACCCGCGGCGATAGCCTTCCGAGGCCGAATCCGAGACTCGCGAGGCGAGGCCTTTGAGCCGATCCATGCGGCTACCGCGGCCAGCGGCCTCAATGCCCTTACCCGCGGCGTAGAGCTGTGCGCGGCCCGACGGGACGGCGCCAGTCTTAACCTGACCGTCGATCTTACCGGCGGTACGGCTCTTCAGGCCCTTAGAGAATCCCGAAACGCCCCGGTCAGCGGCGTCCATGACATTGCCGACGACCTGACCTACGACGCCCTTGACCTTGCCCTTTTTGTGGTCCAGCATCTTGCCGGCCTTACGGCTCTTCATGAACGAGCCGAGGATGCCATGGCCAGCGGAACGGCGGCTTTGGTAAACCCTTCGAGCAAGAGCGCCCTTCTCTTCCCTACGTCGCTGTTTGCGGTAGGTCTGGGTCATCTTGTCCAGACCTTGAGCGGCCTGAACGCCCGTACTGACGCGCTCCCCCACGGTTGGCTTACGGGCCGGCTGCTGCTGCTGCTGGACCTGCTGGTTCTGGACCTGCTGGTTCTGTGGCATTGCCTGCATCTGCTGATAGGCCAGCTTAATGATGGCCTGGGCAGTTTCTTTGTTGTGCTCAGTCATTGGTCTTCTTAAGGTTAAGGTGTCCCGATCCGGGTAGAAGTGTAGTTACGGCAGTAGCCATTGCCGGAGGCAGCAGCAATGCCGGGAGAGGACTGGGCAACGAAGCGTCCACTCCCTTATCTTTGAGGTAATTCTTGTTTGCTTTAGACTGGCCCAACAGCTGCCCGATGGGGAAACCGTAGCCTGCGCCAGCGATAGCGCCGACCCCAGCCAGGCCCATAGGACCGCCAAGGGCAGCTCCGAGCAGACCCAGGAGGATACCGGTCTGTACGGCACCCTTAAGGCCCTCAGCGGCACGAGCCTGGATAAGGTCCGTATCAGCGAGCAGAGGCGACGCCTCGTTCGAAGTGAGCGATCGGGCGTGGTCCATGCGAGAGAAGTACGCCTTAGCGTCTTCCATCGCGGCGGACTTAGACCAGCTCTCGAAGATTAGTGTGGAGTTTCGCATCAGTAGGTGACTACCAGGTAGCCGTCGCGCTGGTCATAGTTGCCCATGTACAGCTCAGAGTGTGTAACGCCGTAGGCCGACTCAGAGTTCTTGGCAATCTTATAGCGATCCCGGAACTCGCGGTACTGAATCTCGATGTCCTGAATGATGGGCTGTAGGTTACGCCATACGCTGTTAGGCTGGATGGTTACGTTACCAGCCGTGTAGGGCATGTCGTTACGGGCCAGCTTCATGAGTACGGACTTCATAGCCCGGGCGGCTGTCGCGTCCACAATCCACTTACGGCACCCACCCAGGGTAGGTGACTTAACCAGACTAACGGGGTTAATCGTAGCTGCCGGTGTCAGGGGCGGAGTGTAGTTCCAGTCGTCAACCATATCAACCAGGAAGCGGCCGAGCTGCATGTCCGACGTCTCCTCACCCTCGAAGATCTCATTGACCTCCGGGTAGTCTTGGATAAGACGGCGGACCTGACGGATCAGCTGCTTAGGGACGATTACTCCGTCCTCTCCCTGGTTGACAAAGTTGTCAGACATCTATCAGGCGAAGGGGTCGACGTCCTTGGGCTCCTCAGGAGCAGGGGCGGGGGCGCCTGTGGGCTCCTCGTCGGCACCAGCATCAAGCGGCATAGGCTTGGGTGTGGTCTTTTTCTTCTTAGTAGTTTTCTTAGGGGCCGGGGCCTCCTCGATGGTTTCTGCTTTCGGAGCCACTTCTTCCTTGACTACTACCTTGGGAGCAGCCTTCTTGGTGAGACCAAAGAACTCTTCGACGGCCGGAGTGACGGGGCAGCTCGCGGCAAGGGAGGAAGGGGCAGCGACGGTAAGCATCTCCAGGGAGACGTCAGATCCGCACCACTCAAGGGCGAGGCCAGGCGTGTCCAGAATAAGGAGGCTGCGGCCGTATGCGTTCATGCGAACGTCTGTGAGACGGTTGGCTGCTACGATACGCGCCTTTCCGGGCTTAACCCCGAGGCTGCGAATGCTGATCGAACGGCAGCTGTATACTTTCTTGTTGTTCATAGTGTTTATCCTGCGCAGGAGTAAAAATAGGGGCAGAAGGCAATAACCCTCTGCCCCTATTAGTTTAGCGGCTAGAAACTAGCCCGGCTAGATCAGGCTACCGTCGGTGCCGAGGTGCCGTTGTTGGTGAGCGTGAACTCGCCAGAAACGTTCATGGCCGTACCGCCGTCCTCGTGGAACAGGTTCGGGAGCTTAACGGAAGCGCCGACGAGCAGTGCCATGCCGAGACCCTTAACGTTACCGAAGCCAACGCCGCACTCTTCCCATGCTTCCATGTTGAAGAAACGACCTTCCTTGTTGATGTAGAACTGTGTGTTCTGCAGAACGAGGAAGCGACCCAGGAACTCAGGAGCGGGGAAGACGTAGATCTGACCCGGCTCAAGGATTGCTGCGTTGTCACGGATCGTCGTGACGTAGGTGTAGCCACCGACAGTGGTGTACTTGTACCCACCGACGACGATTTCCTTGACGATCTCAAGACCAGCTTCCTGATCCGTCCACGCGAGGTGGTCGGCCCAGTCGAACTCGTGCATGAGAATGACGCGTGCCTTGACCTGGCGTGCTGCACAGATCTTGACAAGCGAAGCGAGAACCTCACGGTTGAAGGAGGTCTCCAGCGACAGAAGAATGTTGCTGTAGAACCCGTCGACCGGGGCGGCGCTTGCGGCGATCGTGGTGCCGTTAGCGCCAGCGGAAGCCTGAGTAATCTCGCCGGAGGCAAGGTAAGCAGCGAAGAGCGAAGCGCTACGGAAGTTCTTGCCCTTAACGTCGGCGGCGCCAACGGTCACGGCGGTAGTGGCGGAGGCGTCAGCGACGCGGCCAGCGTCAACGAGCTCGTTCTTACGAGCGATCGTTGCGAACATAAGGCCGATGCGGACGTGCTCCATGAACTTAACGTCCATCTGCTCCTGGATGTCCTTAACCGTGTTCTGCTCGATGACCTTGGTCAGCGGCATACGGTAAGAACGAAGCTCCTGCTCGGTCTTCTGGAAACGATCGGAGGTGATCGTCTGCATACGGATCGCGTAGCGGGGTGCCTGGATGTAGGTCTTGTCCGGCTCGCCACGCATGTTGATGCGCATGGCGATCGAGTCCGGCTCGAGGTCGTCGATGTAGACGAGAGACTCGTCAGAAACGTTGCGTGTCAGTTCAGCAACTGTAACCGTCTGGGGCGGAAGGATCCGGCGAGCAAACGAGTTCTCGCGGAGCTTCTCTTGGATGTAGAGGCCTGTGACCTCAGCAACCTTATCGAGATGCTCCCCACCACGGCTCAGTGCCTCACCGAACATGTCGTTGAATTCTTTACCATCAATCGGGTTCATAATTAACTCCTGGTGTTCAGGGGGCTAGAGAGTAGTGTTATCCTCAGAAAAAGTCCGAGGTATTGGGGGTATGTATGTAGTGTAGGTAGGTGACCAGCCCCTGAGGACCAGTCACCTAGTTAGCCAGTCGATCAGGCGATGGTCTGAACCATCGGGAGCGAGAAGAAGCAGAAGAACGCCTTGCCGCCCGAGATACGCTCGATGCGGCCGTAGTAGCGTGCGCCTGCAACGGCGGCCGCGACACCGTCGAACTTGCCAGCGTCGATAGCGACAAAGTCGCCAACGCCGGGAAGAACGCCGTCGGCCCAGGAATCAGCCGGGAGGCCGATGTCTACGCCGTTACCGCGGATACCGGAGAGCATGCCGCTCTCGGTGTTGCGTGCGGCCAGGTCGTCCTGGAACGCGTCGCCCTGCTCAGACATAACGTCCGAACGGGTCGAGTCTACGAAGTTGACGTAGCAGGGGTCGCCTGTCGTCGGGACAGCGGCGTAGCCCCCGGACCCGAAGGCTACCGGAGCGCCCTCAAGGAATACCGTGGAGCCGTCGGTGGGGATGGACTGAAGGTTGATCGAGGAGATCTTGGCGTTCATGCCGACCTTAGTCGAAGTTTTACGGAAACGGGCCATGTTACTTTACCAGTGTAGTAAGTGTGTTGAACAGTCGAGCCTCAGGATCATCTGAGGACGCTGTTTTAGAGATTTCAGAGCTGTTGGTCAGGCGACCCAGGCTAATTCCGCCCGAGCGCATCTCTACAGCTTTCTTGTATACTTGAAGGGACTCCGGAGAGGCCGTGAACTCCGCGGTCTTCTCGATGATATCGTCCGGGTCGATCTGGCCGTTAGCTACAAGGTTCATTACCTCATAGACAACGGCCAGTTCGACCTGTACAGCGGCCGCCTTGACCAGAGCTTCGTCCTTGAGGGCGAGCTCGGCCATGGCTTCCTTAATCAGAGAATCGTCAACAGAGACTAACGTCATTACGCAGAGAGGATGTCGTAGGCCATAAGCATCTTGGCTACTGCCAAGCGACTGTTAGGCTCGTTGTTAGGAGTCTCGAGCGACTCCGCAAGCTTACTCACCAGCTCGCTGCTAGAGGAGGTTTCTTGCGAAGTGTTGTTTGTGTTAACCTCGGGAGCAGCGCAGGCTGCTTTCACGAGGTCTTCCATGTCAGAGAAAAGCACTAAGGGTTACCTCAGCCTTCTTCGGACATGATCTCGGCAGTCATCTCGGCGAGAAGCTCAGCGAACTGGGCTGCGTCGTCTTCGGGGCCGCTGGCTACCTTCTCGATGTCGTCGGCCGTGATGCCAATGGCACCAAGCTCCTGACCGAGACGATGGGCGAGGACGTAGTTGGCCTCGAGGGCGGCCTCAGCCTCCTTGTCAAGGTCGCCTTCTTCGTCGACCTCTTCCGAGACCTCCTCAGCAGCTTCCTCAGCGGGGGCTTCCTCGGACTCTTCCGAAAGCTCCTCGGCGATCTTCTCCAGGGTCTGCTCGGTGAGCTCAACGCCCATCGAGAGAAGCTGGCTGGCCGAGAGGCCCTCGTCGCCGAAGCCGCCGTCGGCAGCCTCTTTCTCAAGCTCGCCCATGGCGTCGCTCAGGATATCAAGTGCCAGGTCGCTTTCGGCGTAAGCCTCGGTGACCGTAGCAATCTTGGCCTGAAGCTCAGCAGCCTCAAGCTCGACTTTAATGTCTGTAAGTCGCTTGTTCATGATTAAATCAGGGGGGTTGGGGTAGAACGGATCAGCCGAGGTTGCGCTGCTTGTTGACCGTGCCCTTGGCACCGGAGAGGGCGTTGTCCTGCTCGGCACGGACGCTGGTGTCGTCACCCGGCTTGAGGGCACGACCATGCGTACCGGCAAGGCGAGCAGCAACTGCTTCCCAGCGGCTGCGGGGCGAAGCGATCGGAACTTCCGAACCAGCGCCAGCGGCGGGAACGGCAGCGGCGATCTTCTCCAGAACGGAGTCGACGAAGGAGTTAGCGAGGATCTCGCCACCGGCCCGAAGGTCCTCGGCGATCTTCTCATGGTCCTCGACGGCCAGGGCGGCCTCGGGGGTCTCGGTCATGTCGACGGCTGCAGCGACCTTCTCGGTCTCCTGAGCGAGGGAGCTGAACAGCGCCTCAAGGTCGTTGTTGTAGTCAGTCATTGGGTTATACCTCAGTGAGTAAGTAGTGGGTTGAAACGCGATGCGGCAGCTACGAAAGGAAGCCAGGGACGATCCGATTGGTTCGCCGGGTTCACACCCGCAACCTTGAACAGACAGTTGTCGAAGTTCAGGCTGACCTGAGCGACTGGAGACGTATCCACCCACTCCGCTAGTTTGCTAAAATCAATTGATGTTAGGTAACTGCAGTACTGAGTGAATGCCTCAGAGCCGCTACCAGGGTTAGTCCGCGTCACCGCCGGGGCCGAAGCCTCTTTAGTGAAGAACGGATCATGGAAAGAACGCTTTTCGATGAAGGGCTCGAGAGCCTGAACGACCTTACGGTCAACATCGTCAAGTGTGAAACTGTCCGGGAAATCCCCAGGGCAGCTACTAGATAGTTTAGTCACCTCTGTGGGCTTAAGAAGCATACCCATAGATGTCATGGATGCAAGTACTTTCTTTAGCTTGTATCCCTTCACGGCCTTGACTAGTGCCGGGTTGGGGGCGCAGCTCTGATACTTGTCCCGGGCCTTGCTCATGATAAAGCTCAGCACCTTAGGATCTACCGGAGCGGATCCCAGCGACTTACCCATAGCGGGCTCTTCTTTGACCATATCCGCGACCTTATCAAAGTTGGTTCTAGAAGGAAGAACCGCCTGTGTAAGGCCCGTGGAGGCCACTTTCTTCAGTCCCCAAGCACTCCGGTCAGCCGGTGTGGTGACGTAAGAGATGTCAAAGAATCGGGGAAAGAAGTTGTAGGCGAAGACCCGACGGCCGTCCGGCATGCTACGGCCCATAAGGCTCGTCAGGTGCTCACAGTACTCGGCTCGTGTGCGGGCGCAATTCAGGCAGATCGAGCAGGTATCCGTTACAAGCTTAGCTCCCATAGAAAAGGGCACGGGCTCACCCGAGTCAATTTTCTGAATTAGTTCGGGATTTCTTGCCTCGTAGACAAATACGATGAGCTCGACTCGGTGCATCTTGTCGTTATATGCCGAGGCAATAACGTCGCCGATGGACTTGGTCGGGTCATTATTAGCGTGCCCTACGTATACGTGAGCAAAGTCTACGAAGGTCTTGTGTCCGTATCGGCCCATAGGGACCTGGAACATAGGAAGCTTCGGCTTGATCTTGTGCTTGATGATGTCCTGGACTTCCTTGGGGGGCGGATCGCCCTTCAGGCTCCACTCAGGGAAAGCATCTCCGTTGCGGTTAACACCCCAGTACTCGTGGGCACCCAGGGCGTTAAGGAGAATGTAGCGGCCCTCAGGACGGGGCTTGAGCTTCTCCATGGTCTCGACCAGGCTGTCCGGTGTGTAGCACGCGGAAGCAACCTTGGTAAGGGTCTGGGAGTGTACGGATACGTACTCCGGCCCCCAACCATCGGTGCAGCCACCGAGGTCAATGATCTTCTCAAAACCCATCAGCCTTCCTGACCGGCGGAGGTCCTGAGGTCGCGTAGACGCCGGACTGGCTTAGCCAGGTCCTCAGCCCTGCGCAGTCGCGGACCGGGAGGCATGGGGTTCGTGACCCCACCGAGGATATCATAGTTCTTCAGCACAGCCTGTGCGTGCTCTTGTTCACGCTTAGCAGCCTGGGCGGCCTGCCGCTGGCCGGACAGATCATTGGTCTGCTGAATCATCTGCTTCGTCTCAGCATTAGCCCTATCGGTTCGGTTCGTCTGGATTGTATTGTAGGCCGCTCCGAGCTGATCGACACTACTGGCAACGTCCTTCAGGTTTTGGCGTACGTCCGGGCGGTACTTGTTACGGTCAGAGATCTCCTTCTGGGTCGTGGCCAGCTCCTTGACCATGTTGATGTCGGCGGCGGCCGGACCCATGCGGTGCATACGCACCAGGGCGTTAGCGGCTACAGGCTTGCTGGCGGCTACGTCCGGAGCAAACGAACGCAGAACCTGGAAGTTCTGGCGGGTCTGCATGGCGTTGGCCTCTTCACCCAGCATCGGGTGTTGTTGCATAGCGTGCTGCATGGCAGCCTCGTGTGACTTACGGCCGCGGATGGCGTTTACCGCCTGGATGGCCAGAGGGGCAAGGCCCGCAAGCGCACCTGCAACAGCAGTACCTGCCATAATCTTCTCGCCGGTGCTCATCGCGGCGGTCTTCTCGTGACTCGTAACGATGGCTACCAGGTGAGCCACTTTGACGAAGTCCTCCGGATCGCACATGCCGCTCATGGCCTCTTTGACCAGAACGTCCTGCTGCCCCGTACCGCGTGCGGTGGTCAGGGCTGCGGCGAACTTAGCCAAGTCTTGGTGCTCGGCCGCGCTAAGGTCACCTACAAGGCAATCTTTGAATGTTTCGTAGAGGTTGGACATATCAGACAGTGCTGGTCGGGTTGTTGGAGACGGATTGTTTAATGCCCCTATTCACATGATCGCGGGCCTTAGCGGCTGCGACGCCGCCAGTAGTTAGGGCGGCGGTAGTTACCCCAGTCACCGCGGCCCTCGGCCCGAAAGTCTTCAGGGCAGCCTTGATTTCACCCCGGGCCTCCTTGACGTGCTCGGCGCTAGTTTGCTCCTGGTCGCACATGGTTCGGCAGGCGCTATAGACGCTATCCAGAGTGTGGCAGAGGTAATCAGATACTGCCTGGTTGCTCTTCAGCGAGCTCTCAGCAACCAGGGCGGCTGAGGCCAGGCTGTCCAGCTCGTTGAACGTGCGGTCAAGCTCATATGTGCTGTTGATGCGGGAACCGATGGCCTTGACTTCCTTGGCGATCGGGGAGGCCCCGTTCACTACCGTAACTTCGGGCTCCGGGACGTTGCCGCCCGAACGCTTGAACGTCTCGGACTTAAGCTCTTTGTCGCTAGCCATTACGCCTGTAAAGGGGTGGCCCAGCTTCTCAAGCTCGGAGGCGACCTTCTCAAACACTACGTCAACAACCTTGTCGTTGTCCATGTCGACTGCGTGTGCGCACTTCTTGATATCCTCGTAGGGGTAACGGCCGTTGATCATGTACTCCTTGACAGTCTGGGTCAGGGAGGAGATGTCCTCGGAAAGCTTCTTAAGCTCGCCGACTTTCTTAGCAGAAACCTTCTTTTTGTGAGCCCCGCAGGTAGCGGCGATCTTATGGAGGGTATCGCAGGCCGTGCGGAGGCGACGGTCCTGCTCTTCGGGGGAGCCGTCAGCGGCCCAGGCTGTCAGGTTAGCACCGACCCCGGTATCCGGGTTGAGGTCACGAACGGCAGAGGCCACCTTTGCCAGGGGAGCACCCTCGCTTTGGCGGCCGTCAAGGATTTCGAGTACGGAGTCGAGGCTCCCGAGATCGAATGTGTACGTCTTATCCGATGCGGTCTTGCGCAGGATGTCGTTTGTTGCGTGGTTCACGGCGGATACAAGGCCTTGAATCTGTACGCGGCTAAGGTCATTATCCTCAGCGTGCTTGGCGATCTGTTCGTTCAGATCAGAGCTATCCATTACGTAGCCCTGAGCCAGACGGTTCGCCAGAATCTGTGTCTCAAACGAGTTCATATGATATACCGGTAGGTGGGCTCTTCGCCCAAGGGATGGCCATCCACTATTAGTATATTACCCTACTAGCCCTACTGGGACATCATATCTACGCTCATACCCATACCGGAGCCCTGCCGGGCAGCCATGTAGGCGTAGTTGATGGAGTGAAAGCCGTCGTCAGGAAGCTGGTGCTGGTAGGAGACCGTACCTGTCTTGGTGTTGTACTCCATGTAAATGGTGGTCAAATCGTTCTTAAAGTCGTTAAACTGGTCATAACGGAAGAACACGATGCCCTTGTCGGGGCGATCACAGTCGCGGATACCATCAATGCAGCGGCCCATTGTCTGGTTACGGTCTGCGTGGTAGTACTTACCGGTCCAGACCATCTCCTTTTTCTGGCGGGTGTACTTGAACTCCATCATGACGTTTTTTCCACGGATTCTATCCCAACCCTTCTCCCGCTCTAGCCGAGCGTTCTGGTGAGCACCGTGCCCCCAGTCAGCCCCCAGCCAACTAACCCCTGCCTGACGGCACAGCTTGTCGATCAGATTAAGCTCAATGATAGACTCAGTTTCTTTGCCCTTAAACTTGCGCATATACAGAACCTTAAAGATGCCGTTACGCTGCATGGCTCCGATAGTCAGTACGGTGAACGAGGGGTTAGATCCCTCACCCGTGCCGTAGTCCACACCCGCGTACACCTTAAGGCCCCGTGAAGCGTACTGCTTAAAGATGTCGGGCGGCTGTACCATCCCATAGTCCTTGCACGCCTTCTCAAGGACCGTGTCGGTGATACCATTCTCACCCTCGTCGTACGGGAGCCCTAAGGTCTCATTGAGATACTTAGCCCGGGACACGTTCGGGTTATCGCGGTCCTCGATGATGTGCTTGTGCTTCTTGAAGGGTACCATTAGTTGGCTCAAGCGAAAGCCCCAACGCTTATCGAGCATACTGGGCTTCTCCGGTACCCACATACCATCTCGGTGCGGTACAATCTCCGTGCCGCACTTAGAGCAGGCATACTTGTCGTCCTGGATAATACTCTCATCCGACATGTTCCAGAAGTTGCAGGAGGCACACTTAGTCAGCCACTGAAACTTGCAGGAGTCCTCCCAGCGAAGTGAGATGATGTTAGCACTGCTCTTGGGCGTACCTGCGTAGGTACGGTACTTCAGCTCGTCTTCGGAGTGCGCCTGGCACTGCTCAAGGACAGGGATAGCGTCCGGGGCAATATCCTGGATCTCGTCAATGAGTAGGTGGTTAGCGGAGATACCACGTGCGTTGTCAGCGTTAAGGAAACAGCTGCGGAAGTTGAAGAACGCCCCATTCTGGAACTGCTTGGCCTTGACCTGCCACACGCCCCTAGCGGGGTTAACGAAGGATCCGACGAGCTGGCCGGAGTCCTCACACATGGGCTTGAAGCGCTGCTGTGAAAAGATCTGAACCTGGTCGAACGTAGGGGCGATGTAAAGAGTCTTGTAGGCTCGGTTAGCCAGCCCCAGTGCAATTGACTTAGCCGACTGAGTAGTGGACTTCTCAACCTGACGCGAGGCAATCAGAATGATGTTCTTGCACCCCTGGCTGTACTTAGGGAAGTAGTCGTAGATACCTCGCAGGTATTCCCTGCCCGCGAAGCTGAAGGGCTTAGTGTCCACGGTAAGCATGTTAGAGACCATGTCCGTGAGGTTAACGGTACCTGCCTTACCTGAAGCCAGCATGTCCTCCTGCTGGGCCGACATAGGACCTGCGTCCTCGCTGGCCCGCTGGGCTACCTGCTCCATCTGCTCGTTGAAGGTCAGCCACTGCTCAAGGGCTACGCCCGGGTCGTCGTCCCGAACCTCGTCCCGAAGCAGTTGAGCATCCCTGAGATTCTGGTAGGCGGCCGAAGGCTGCCCCACCTTTAGGAAGTCAGACGTTCTCATTCTTCTTTACTTGTGACTCGTCAAAGTCTGCGTTAGGGTCCACGTCCAGCATCTTACCGTGCGTGATCTCGTTGTTAGTCAGCGACAGGGTCTTGAAGAAGTCTGGTACGTTGCTACCGGTCTGCGAGCCAGCCACTTCAATAACCTTAGAGTGTCGATCCATGAGGATGTTAAATGTGCGGATGGCCTTGTAGGTTTCTTCCGAGTCCGACATGCCGACGTCCGCCGTAAGCTCGATGACCTTCTGGCATACCTGACTAATGGCGATCTCCAGAACTTCTTCTGCTTGGATGTCCGTGTGCAGGCCCGACTGCAGCTTGTATACCGCCAAGTCCGACCCATGGGCCGCCTGGATCTCCTGACGGTGCAAGGGGCTAATGCCCTTGAAGTACACCTTCAGGTCACTGTCCGTCATCATCTCCATGTCGTGGAAAAGCTGCTGATAGAACAGCAAGCCCTCGGGCGTGAAGTTAACCTCAAGGGCTTCGTACAGGAACTCGGAGATCTGCTGGTAGCTGCCTGTAGTAGTAAGCGCGGCGTCTACGATAACCTTAACGCTAGAGTTACTCATGAAGGAGAAGGCGTCGTCCCACTCGGGGTGCTCGTAGGCAATACGGATCTCGCACACGTCCAAGAGCTTATCGAACAGGGCCTTCTCTTCCTTAGTCTTAGGCGGCCGGTTCTCATCAACGCAGTCGCGCAGACCCTCAGGTACACGAGAGAGGAACTCGTCGTACTTATGCTTGAGCATAGTCGGGGTCACCCTAGCGGCGTCAAGGAGATTCTTCTCCGACAGCTCAAACTGAATGTACTCCAACGGCATCTGAAGAAACCGTAGGTACAAGAACCTTTGGAACGGGAACCGTCCGCGCAGGTTGTTGTACACAGCATTACCTGCGCACGTAAGGGTAAGCCGATCCCCCTCAGTCAGTTCAACTATAGGGAGGCCATGCCTGTACGTCCAGTCAGGCGCAATAAGCTCCAATTCAGTCAGGTAGCTCAGTGTCCTTTCAGTGACACCGAACTCCTGGCACAGCTGGGGTTTTGCGAATACAGTTTTTTTCTTTTTGCTCACTTAGCGAGATGGGTCTGCCTGAGTCGCCTCAGGTCACTGATAACCGCATCTAGCGCAAACATAGCCGTCCGAACAGTACTCACGTCGATATCGAGCCCTAGCCGGCCCGCAAGCAGGACACGAGAGAGCACGCCACGGGCGGCCTCGAGGTCGTCGATGGAAAGAACCATCTTGTGGATGTTTTCTTGGCTCAAGAAGTTAAGACCAAGAATCGAGTCAACCGTGGACTCTGCGTCCCCGGGCTCGACACCTGCTTGTTTCACAACCTCCTCCGTCAGGATACCGGCGCTACGGATAAGAGCAATCTTATCAGCGGCGGCCAGCTTAGGCAACTCGATGGTCTCATCGGTTACCGGATCCACGCGGTAGGTTTTGATCTTTGCGGCGATGGCCTTGTCAGCCTGAACGCAGACTTCGTCGAACTGCTCAGGGGAGCAGTAGGCGGTGAAGCCGTTCTGAAGCTCGTGGCGATCAACCATCGTGTTGGCGAACTTAGCCAGTGCCGGGACGTCCTGCAGGTTACCCTCAAGGCGGTAGAAGTTACCGACTCGATGAACCTCGAAGTCTGCTCCCAGGGAGGCAAGCTTATTCATGTCAGATGCGTTGCTAAACTGCACCTTCTCTGCCAGAGGGGCGAAGCCCCAGGCGTCCGAGAGGTAGATGCAGTTTGCAATCTTACGGAAGCCGCTGAACTCGGGGGCCTGATAGATACGGACGTTCTCGCCCATAGCCGTGTTGGCCGCTACGTACTCAGCAGTCTTGTATTGAATGTTCAGGGGCTCAGTGCAGATGTTCTTGTCGCCCAGGCTGGTGTGGAACACACCGTAACCTGCGGGCTCTGCTTCTGCGAGCTTGACGTTGGCCTCTACGCCGGGGACCGACGCGCCGAAGGCATAACCGCCCTCAGTACCAACGAACAGGGCGCGGTCGAGGACCTTGCCGCTTACGCTGGCTACCTTGAAGATGACGCCCTCGCCCTCTACGGTGCGGACACCGCCGGTAGTAACGTCACTAAGGTGCGCTTCCTTAAGGAGGCGCAGGGACACCGTGGGGGCTTCCGGGGATGCCTCCTTGGTCATGGATGCTTCCTTGGCGAACTCCATGATACCTTCACGAAGGTACCGACTGTCGGCCAGGTCGTAGCGCAGCTCGTTCTCCGAGTAGGCCGAAGAGATGGCGTCTGCCAGGTTTTGGGGGGTGTACTCGAGGGAGCTGGCGTAGGCGTACTTACCGTAGTGCGGGGCACGAGTAGCAGCGAACAGGCCCATGTCAACACCAGCGGACTGGGGCTTGACGGTCTTCCCGAAGGAGCCGTCGTGCATGACGCGAGCGACAGCCGACTTGCTCAGGGGCATAAGCTGCTCGTCATGGTACATGAGGTCCATGGGCTGCAGCTTGAAGTCCTGAATGACGATCGGGATGCGGACCTTCTGGTCCAACGTGACCTGGCCGGTAGCGGCCCCTGCCTCTGCATCTTTGTGGTTCAGGGCGACCTTGACGTTGTAGTCAGGGAGGTAGGCGTGCTCCTCGTGAAGCTTCGCTACGATGTCCTGGTCCCAGGTGTCGGCGTCATGGCCGAGGCGGTACGCGGCCTCCTTAACGTGAGAGGAGGGCTTTTTGATGAAGAGGGGTTCCATAATTATCAGGAGTGCTTCGTGATTTCTACCAGGCAGGCAACACTAGAGGGCGGAAGCGCCCCCGGGGACAGCGACTGAAAGCGTACCCGACCGGAAGCTACGTAGAACTCCAGCTTAGAGATTACTGCGTTGTTTGCGGCAGCTACGGTGCCTTCAGACCGAGGAAGGATCGCTACGGCTGCACCGTCGTTAACCATCACAAATACCGTCTGCTTACCGCGGTTGGTAATCTCATAGGCAGTGCCAGCAGACGTGCCCAGGGTTACGGTATCCGGAGTAGCCGGATCATTCGAGGTCACGAGGATGGTGGGAGAGAATTGACTCATAATGCTACCGGGGGATAATCCCTATATTAGTATATCGGCAGCCCAGGCAGGGGGCTGTAATTAGTGTAGCCTGGCTATTCTAGGAATTTGGCCCTATATGACCTAGAGGCTGATGAACTTAATCGAAAGCCTGGTTTGAGTGGGGTCCCTGTTAAGTGGCCCCCCGTTGCGACGAACGTTGAATCGGTACTTGTCTCCAGTCGCCACGGGGGTGGGGTCGATGTAAACCATCGCGACTCCACCCTCGTCCTGGGCCGAATCTCTGGTGACGTAGTCCATCACGTGGAATGCGTCTGCAAAGCCAGCCCCTGTGTCTTTCTGTAGGATAAGGTCGAGCTGGACCCGGCCCGTAGCGCCGTTGCCCCCGACCGCGGCATGAATCTCGATGTAGTAGCCGTTGACGGCAGCAGGGATGGTCAGCTCTCCCGTGGTAGTGCTGTAGGCGACGCTGGCCGTGTTGACATCGGGGGCATCCCAGAGCATGAGCTGGCCTGCGCTCGTAGAGAAGGATGATGTCAAAGAACTGCCCGCGAGGAACAGCTCGAGGGAAGATCCGCTGCCCCCTCCAGAGGGAGTTTCCCACGCAGGGGCGACCCCCGCGCCGCCAGACGTTAGCACCTGACCGTCAGTTCCCGCATCGTTGTTGATCTGGAGATCCGAGTTCGTGAACGCCAGGTTGATGTTGTCTGATCCCAGCTGGATAGCGGAGACGTTGCCCGCGCCGCTGTTGGTAACCAGGAAGATGGAAGGCGTTCCCGGCTGCATATACAGCTCGGCCTTCTTACCACTGTCGTTGAGCAGGGCGAACAGGTTGTGCCCGTTGTCGCCGTCGTCGATGACTCGGTCGCCAGTAAGCGTCTGGTTCGCGCCCGCCAGGGCCAGGGCGTCCGAGCCGTCCGCACCATCGGCGCCAGCAGGTCCTTGAGGTCCCGTGGCACCATCAGCTCCCGCAGCACCGTCGGCCCCAGCGGGGCCTGTAGCGCCGTCTGAGCCATCGCTACCATCAGCCCCTGCGGGACCAGTGGGGCCAGCGGGGCCAGCGGGGCCTGTCGCGCCATCAGCGCCATCAGCGCCATCGGCCCCATCAACACCGTTGGTGATCGGGGAGCCTTGAATGGTGAGTGAATCGAAGTCAGCCGAACCGTCCTGGTCAATAGTCCAGTTCGTGGTGGCCTGCTCGACGCCGCTGATCTGGCCGAAGAACTTGCCTCCGAGTGTGTTGATCTGCGGCCCCTGGCTCATCACCATCCGCGTGCCGAGGTAGCTGATGTTGCCGAGACCAGCCGGCTGGCCCGACTGAGAAGTCATGGTCAGTTCGATCTTGACCAAGTAGTTTCCGCCGATCTGGACGCCCCAGTAGACGGGCTCGGTGGCACCTGGAGTGCCACTTGAGGTCATGTGGCCCGTGCAGGTTCGGTTGGTCCAGGTGCCGTTCTTGTCCTGCGTGCGGCAGCTCATCGACACGGGGCCACGCCCAGAGTAGAACGTGAGCATGAGGAAGCCCTGAGCGTAGACGAAGCCGTTGGCGCCAACCATGCCGTTGGTCTCCAGGTCAATCGTGAGGACCCCAGTGTTTCCGCCAGCCGCTGCGACGTTGAGCGCGCTCCCGTAGGACTGGTTCGTCAGGTTCTGGATCCGATTTCCAGCGACCGGGCTCCCGTCGAGGTCCATGACCAGTTCGCTGCCCCGGCCCATGAACCTGTCCAGCTCGAACGGGCTGTAGGTCTTTCGGTTGGAGAAGGTCCCGGTGACCTCACCAATCCAGGGCATGAAGGGCTCGACAGGCTCCTCCTTGTAGACCAGCTTCTTCTCCAAATTGGGATCCAAGTTCCAGCTAGCCACCCCACCTGATGCAATCTTTGCCGACACGACAGCTCCGGCGGCCAGTTTGGCCGTATTCACGGAGCCGGCCTGGAGCTTGGCGTTCGTGACGTTACCGTCGACGATTTTGGAGGTAGTGACCGAGTCGTCTTGAAGCCTGCTCGTGCTGACGGCGTTGACTGCAATCTTGGCATTGGTGACCCGTTGGTCTCCAATCTTGCTGGTGGTGATTGCGCCGTCGGCAATCTTCGTATAAGTAACCGAGAGGTCTTCGATCTCGGAGGTCCCGACAGCGTTGACCGCAATCTTTGCGTTGGTGACCTGCTGGTCTCCGATCTTTACGGTGGTGATCGTGTTGTCCGCGATGCGGGCGCCGGTCACCGCACCATCAGCAATCTTGGACGACGTGACTGCGTCGGTGGCAATCTTGACTTCCGTTACCGCAGAGGTGCCAATGTGGGCGGCACCGACAGCGTTGTCCGCAATCTTGCTGCTAGTAACAGCGTCGTTGGTGATGCTCGCCTCAACGACCGCCCCAGGCGCAAGCCGTGACCCCGTGATGGCCCCCGTTGCGATCTTGGCAGTGGTGACTGCGGAGGCGGCAATCTTATCGGTGGTGACCGCAGCAGCACCAATCTTGACGGTGGTGACCGCGCCGTCCTCAATGCGTGCTGTGCTAACAGCACCATCAGCAATCTTGGGGCCAGTTACTGCATCAAGAGCAATCTTGTCTTCAGTGACCGCAGCAGCACCAATCTTGACGGTGGTGACCGCGCCGTCCTCAATGCGTGTCGTGCTGACAGAGCCTGTGGCGAGCTTGGGGCCAGTTACTGCTCCCGTAGCCAGCTTTGGCGTGGTCACGTTGAGGTCCGCAATCTTGTCAGAGGTTACAGCAGCATTCTGAATGCGTGCTGTGCTGACAGCATCAGTGGCGAGCTTGTCCTCAGTGACCGAGCCGTCCGCAATCTTGGCGGTAGTGACTGCGTCTGAGGCAATCTTGGCGTTGGTGACGTTGCCGTCAGCGATCTTGACAGTGGTTACTGCGCTGCTCGCAAGGCGGATGTCGTTGATCGAGTCCCAAGCGATCTCGTTTCGGTCCACCTGGCTCAGGAACGCCAAGTTACCGAGCGAGTTGCCTCCCTGGGTGACAGCCGTGAAGTTGGCGCTGCCTGACTGGTTGATCGTCCAGGTGTCGCTGCCATCCTTCTTGCCCCTGAGGTCGCCGTAGAAGGTCCCGCCCTGCTTCAGCATCTGCCAAGCAAAGGACGGGGATGTCAAGGACGTAGCGCCTACCTGCTTCAGGTAGAGGTTGTTCGTGACGTTGGAGATGGTGAACCGCAGCCCCTTCAAGTTACCGGGGTTGACTACCGCGTAGTTGGCGGGGAACAGAGTGCTGCTGCTGTTGGCGGCGCCGTCGTGAACCGTGACCCAAGTGGTCCCGTCGCCAGCAAGGCACTCCACCTTCAGGTTGATGCTTGAAGACAGCCCTGAGTGGAAGAACATGATCGGCTTCCACTTGTTGTTCGACGAATTTGACAGGCTAAATCCTGTCACCTCGAAGGACCACTCGTCGTTCGCGTCCACGAGGGGGAACACGTTGAAGTAGCCAGGGGCAGCCGTGAACAGAGAGTGCTTCTCGAAGGTGCTCGGCGCTGTTCCCAGAAGCTGAGTCCACGTTGCCCCGGTCTCGTGCATCAGGTAGGCCGTCTGCGTAGTGTCGAAGCGGAACTCGAAGCCACGCCCGGTGTCTCCGTAGCCCTTGGGCACGGTGTAGAACCCGTCGATCACGGGCATGTCGTCGCCGTAGGTGTATTGAGTTCCTCGGAAGGGGCCCTGGTCGATGTTCAGTTCCCGAACTTTGAGGTTGCCTGCCTTGGTCTGGGTCGTCGTGGTGGTGTTGATGTAGTCCAGGGCCAGCTTGGCGTCCGTTACGTCTCCGTCGCGGATCTTACCAGTGGAGACAGAGTCCGTAGCCAGCTTTGAGTTCGTGACCGCGCCTGTAAACAGCTTGGCCTCGGTGACCGAGTTGGGCGCTATCTTGGGCTCGGTGACTGAGTTGTTTGCCAGCTTGATCGAGGTGACTGCGCCGTTGCTGATCTTGGCCTCCTCGACTGCGTTGTTTGCCAGCTTGGCAGCAGACACTGAGCTGTCGCCCAGTTTAGTACCTTGCACTGCGAGGTCCGCAATCTTGCTGGTGATGATTGCGTCAGGAGCGATCTCGGAGCTGTCAACCGCCTGAAATGCGATCTTGGCTTGCGTAACTGCATCGTCGTCGATCTCCGGGTTCCCGACGGTGTCGAGGGCCGCAAGGTCGCCTAGGGTAGGACCTAAGTCCTCCCAGTTTCCCGCAGTTTGCCAGGCGGTATCGCCCAGGTCGCTGCTAGTATACACGTACACGGCACTACCCACCACGATCACGGCACCCTCTAGGCGCTTAGCGGCGGGCAGAGCATCGCGTTCCGTCGTGTCAGCGACGTGGTACCACCCCTGCACCGTCTTGTCGGCGGCAGAGATGATAGGGAAGCTGGCGTTGTTGTGCTTGACGTTGTCGGGATAATTAATAGGCATTAGGATACAACCAGGCTGTCGCCGCTGCTAAAGGCGCCGGGAGCGTTGGACTCGAAGAAGGTGTACTCCACGCCGTTCACCGTGTCGGTTCCCTTGCTCGTGAAAGCGGAGTACACGGGGATGGCCCCGTTAAGTACGATGCTGGACACGGCGTCAAAGTGACAGGTCGGCATCGCGAAGTATGTGTAGTTAGAACCGTTTGCGTTGTCGGCCGTGCAGGTGACCGTACGCTTTGAGTCGTTCTCCGTGCCCCCCGCCAGCGCTGAAGTTACGGAGGCGCCGTTGCTGCCCGTGAACTGGGTGGCGGTTGCGCCAAAGTACGTCCTGAAGTAGACGTTCAGCGTGTCCTGCCCACTGAAGCCGCCACCGTTAGTATTGTTACCCTCGGTGCGGATGGTGTACTGGCTGCTCTTGGCCGTGCCGGACTGCCCGGCGTTTGTTGCCACAACCTCGAAGTCCCCCACAGGGACCGCGAACGTGACGGACTGAGCGACGGTACCCGTCCCAGTCGCAAACGTAAACGCGGAGGACTGCAGGACAGTCGAGCTCTTCTTAAAGTAGATGTTGCCGGACGAGGCG